CTCTAAACTGTCCTTTGTCTAAGTACTGCCCACGTTTCTTAGCTAGTACCTTAATGTCGAAACCAAACCACTTACCATCTCTACGTTGACTACGAGGCCATAACATTTCACCTGTTCCATCTCCTCTGTCCTCTACAGGACGTTCAAAGATTTCGTAGATGTTTTCTTCACCTATCTTATTACCATCGTTATCATACAAGTCTTCTTCCATTTGTAGAAGATCATTGTAAAGATCTACAGGATGGTAACGTGTACCTACCACCCATTCTCTAGCATCTGCTCCCTCAATGGATGACAATAGAGAGTATTGGCTTTTAACTTTATTTCGTCCCTCACCAGTATAAGCATTCTCATATACTACTATGTCATCGAGTACAGCAATATCACAGTGCATCCCTGTAAGAGAAGTAGTAAGACCACCAGTGAACACAGACGGGTCACGTACTTTCTCTGCTTTTCTTAAAGGATGGTCTAACATAATCTCGGAGTTAGTCCACCTTGTTCTCTTACCGTCTTCAGGATGTACATGGTCAGGCCAGTACCTACTGTATATTTCTGAGGTTAAAATGCTTTTAATAAACCCTAATTGTTTCTCTGCTAAGTTAGCTGTAGCTGATATATATAGGATACGAAGGGTTGGGTCTTTGGTTAATTCCCAGGCAACTCTGTAAGCAACCAAACGAGACTTACCGTGGTCACGAGGAAACAAAAGAAGCTGATGAGACTTAGCATTTGCATTGCCCCACCAATTACATACGTCCTCATGACATTGTCCAAGGACTTGTTCAGGTGCTACTAACTTAATAAAAGTTACTAAGTCATTCTCAGCAGCTTGTCTAATTTGATCTATTGTTGCCATTGTACCACGGTTATGTTACGGTTGTCAAGAGTTGTATTGTTAATTTAATTAGTTTTTTGATTTTATTATCTTACCTAGATTGCTCAACCTTTAAGTGTATTAAGGTTCAAGTGCAGTTACTCTTGCTTCAAGCTGTTCAATACGATCCATTGCCTCTTGCAAGGCCTTAACTGCCTTCATGTAAAGAATAGAGTATTTTACAGCTTTTTGTTCTGTATTCTCGTCGATTGAAACGAGACCATTTAAACCTACAGTTTCAAGCTGCTGTGCTGTGACACCAAGATAAGAAGGGGCATCATCACCCATAGTTTCAACTAGGCTATTTAGTTTATAATTTACAACATCAACAGCTTTAATATCGTCCCACTGGCTAGAAGCTGAAACAATCTGTTGTTTGTAGTTTTCGTCAGATATTGTTCCGTATGTCCCAGTAATGTTTAAGAAATCACCAGCAGTGTTAATTGTAAAGATGCCTTGAGTTGATCCTGCATTGCGGCGATACATCTTAAACTGAGCAAGATTGCTAGTACTTTCAGCTTCAAAGCTTACCCACTTGTTTGTGTAGCTTGCACTTGCATTTGCTATATTTAAAGCAAAGCCTACACGATTACCTTCTTTAGTGCCATTTTCAACAACATGGGTAAACCAGTTATTGCTTACTGGAATTACATTATGAGCAGTTCCCGTACTAGCATCACTACCTCCAGAAATTGTCATTGGGCTTGCATGACCAAGAATATTGTTTGTTCTTAGAGTACCAGCACTTAATCCATCAGTATCATCATGTATAATACCACTGTTATAGCTAAGAACATCTCTTTTACTTTGAATGTCAGCAGTTGCACCAGATGTGCTGCCAGTTATAGTTTCGCCATTTGATAGTGTGCCACTAATGCTTGACAGCTTTAGGATTGTTGGTGAAGTATCAAATTCAATAACCTTTGCACTATCTCCAGCAGAAGTTGTTACAGTTTCTCCTGCAGAAAAAGTACCTGACAAATTTTCATAGACAACAATAAGTGTAGCTAGATTTGCAGGTGCATTTGATTCAGAGTGGTTTTCATACGCACGATAAGTTGTATTGTTACCTTGATGATAATCTCCAAGAACAACAGGTCTGTTATCTGAGTTATCGTTAATTACATAATCAAGATCTACTGCTTCAAAATAGTTACCGTTAATTTCAGAACCTGCAATTTGTTCTGCATAAAGAATATAGTGGCGTCGTTCAAAAGTATTACCCGTCATTGTTAATGAACGAGTTTCACCTAAAACAATAAAAGCATTTTTCCCATTGCCAGTGCCAATGTTCTTACCCTGGTAACCATGATATTTGTCTGGGTCTGCTGTGACATCTATAACACCATCAACTCCGTAACAATAGTTGTCCTTAAAGATAACAACATTGTTGTCAGAAACAGAACCAGCTTCAAGAGCATCCGTAAGAATAGCATGGCGAGTATTTAACAAATGGCACTTGGTAATATACACATCAGTAAAGTTTGCATCATTGTCAGCTTTAGCTGCTGCAGCATTGTAATTATTGATACGGCAATCATGTAGAGAAAACAAAAACTCAATACGAAACAAGTCTTCTACATAATTTGTTGTAGGTATAAACTTAACTCCACTTGCACCACGAGTATTAATAAACACACAGCCATCAGCACGAGTTAGTGTTGTATCAGTAACTATTGTGCTTTCAACATTATTAAAAGCTCCGTCACCAACAAACTGACCATCTGCCATATCAATCTGAGCAGTGATCCTGTATTTTCCATTAATCCTGTACTGCTTAATACCCTTTGCTGCAACAGCATTAATATAGTTTTGCATTGCAGTAGTATCATCAGCAACACCATCACCAACTGCACCAAAGTCTTTGACAGATATTGTCTCTTGCATTTTAACTTGAGCTGTCCTGTCAACAGCACCTGTACTACCTTGGTTGTAAGATACGTTAGTCGCAGGTGTTGTTCCTGTTAACAGACTACGGAATACTTGAACTTCAATAGCTGAGTCTAAAGGTGGTGGTGAATTAAAAGTAAGTGCTGTGGTTGTTACATTGTAATCTATTTTGTTTTGGTAGACACCATTAATGTAAACACTTGTATGATCTTTTATCTGAGGTGAATAAGAAAGTGTAAAGGTTGTTGTGCTGCCGTTACCTGTAAAATCGTCTGTAACAATAGAAGCACCTGATGCTGCTAAATCTGTAGGGTTTACAGTCTGACCTGCAATAGTTAATGACTGAACAGCTACATCACGTCCGTTAAGAATATCATTATTGTTTAGGTCTATGTCAGCACCCATAGAGTTAGGGGTACTACCATCTAATGACATTGTGTTATCAAAACCATCTTGTAGGTTTTCAAAGTTTGTATTTAATGCTTGTCTACTATAGTAGCCTGAAGCTATTGTTGTTATGTCAGGTTTCTTAGTCATCGTTTGTTTATCCTTTACCAGTGGTGGATTGTTATTTTATAACCATACTTTCATGGGTGTCTCAGGTGTAACACCATAAGATGTATCTAGTGCTTCTAAGATTTCTTCGGTCACTCTGGCAACTCCTCTTCTTCCTCTACATACTGATCTGGGAATTGTTCCTCGTGTGCTGTTAGCATTTCAGCTTCACTCGCAAACTCTTGTACTGTTGCGTCATCTCGGTAGGATACGACAGTCCCATCTAGTGAGACTGGCGCAGTGTGAATGATGAAGTAACCTTCAGTTTTTGTAATGATACTCATTATGCTGTACCTCCATCTTGTATTACCAAATTGTCAGTGCTAATTAAGTTAGCTCTAGCTGTAGCCGCCGCAGAACCTGCTGTGTATTTACTACCACCGAAATTCCATGTTTTACCATCAATAGGGTCTTGTGCATCAAAGTTAACTAAGAGTGCATCATAACGTGACGTTGGCAGAGTTGAGTGGGCTATGAAGAAATTAGTTGAAGTTACAGACTCAATATTAAAATCTTCAATACCTATAACATCTGTCAATGTATTCATATTAGCAAACATATAATACATAGTTGTAACTGAAGATGTGTCCCATCCACTTACATTAATTAAGTGTGTGCCATTAGAGCCACAGCTACGGAAAGTTTCTTTCATATTTCCAACTGAAGATGTATTAAAGCTACTACAATCTAGTGACGTGAGGCTTCGACAGTTTTTAAAGGTTCTTTGCAGAGTTGAAACTGAAGAAAAATTACTTACGTCTAATGCTGTTAAGCTAGTGCAATTTTCAAACATACTATTAACACTTGGATTTGAAGATGTCTCAAAGCTACTACAATCTAGTTCTGTTAAGCTACTACAATTGTAAAACATAAAGTTAAAATCTGTAACTGAAGATGTATCAAAGCTACTACAATCTAGTTCTGTTAAGCTACTACAATTGTAAAACATAGATCTCATGTTTGTAACTGAAGATGTATCAAAGCTACTTACGTCTAATGTCGTTAAATTACTACAATTATTAAACATCTGTTTCATGCTTGTAACTGAAGATGTATCTGTTGTCCCTGAGGTAAACGAAGTCATATTAGCACAACCGTTAAATGATGTTTCTAAATTTACCCAACCTACAGTACCTAAATTCTCAACAGATACAACTTTGAGTTTGTCACCACCATTATTAAAGTAGATATTAGGGAAACTACCCGTGATGAGGATTAAGTGATCTCCAGAAGTTGCATATGTATGTGTTAAGTTAGCAGAGTTGTATGCTGTGACAGTTGAGACTGAACCATCGCCCCAATCAATTTCAGCATCAAATGTTCCTACGTCTTGACATGGGATCGTAAAGGTTTCACTATCTGTCGTCGTTGCGACAGTCATTGCAAACTGATCTGTGACTGAGCTCAATGAGAATACTAACGTACCATTACGTAAGTCTCTCATAGCCTCATAGAAGCTACCGTACTCCTCAGTTAGGTACTTGTATATCCTGTCATTCAAAGAACCTGTGTAACCTAAGTCACCCATAGCCTTGTAATGCATATCGTTAATAGAACCAGTATAACCTTGGCTCCTGAAGTACTGAAAGTCTTCATCTGCTGTAGGAAAAAATAACAATGTGTAAGGTATCCTCTTTTTATAATTTTGACAAAGAGAGAAAGGTCTCAGGCTTACTAGAAGGAATAAACTATAAGCTAGACGGGATCATCTCTTTTCTTTAAGTATTTTTATTTTAGTTGGCTCTGTTTAAGCCTAATCGTTCAGCATCTTCATTGAGAAGATTTAGTGCTGCTTTGTTTTCGTCTTCTACTTCTTTAGCTTTAAGTTTACCTTTAGCTGCTGAAGCTGTGTCTTTGTCTAACCAACCCTTATCTAATAGAAGCTTGGCTGCACTAAATGAACTTCTTCCGTTAGACTTCATTTCTTCAGCTATAGCTTTGATAGCTTCTGACTTAACTTTAACCTCTACTTCTTTTCTCCACCTGGATATGTGAAGTTTAACTCCTGATGCATTTGACACGTTCTGCCATATATCCCATGAGCCAAAGACTGTCTGAGCAAACTCGTACTCTGTTGGGTCAGCTGGAGCCATTTGTAAGTATAGCTTCTGTAATGACAGATACATCTTACCGTGAGCTTCTAGGTCTCTGTCTTTAAGTGTAAACACAGCATCTTCTGTGTCTGAGTAACATAACTCATAGAATAAGCTCTTAGTCTTTGTCTTGCCGTTAGAGCCTTTGAAGTTTTCGTACTGGAACATCATGATGGTCTTGCATCTCTCTTACTTAATGTTTAGTCTAATTTACGTAGTATACCATGGGTGTGATATATATGTCAACACTTTATTTATTTATTTGTAGTATATTGTTGAAATACATCTAAAGGTATTGACACAAGTGTGAATAGGGTGTATAATTTCATTACTAGCCGCCAGGCGGTATAAGTATATACTATAGTAGTACCAAGGTATAATCCATTACTCTAATGTCTATCTAAGCTTGGTAGTCTACGCAAGGTACTTACGGTAAGGCTTAAGGACACGTCCAGATTCTACTGTAAGTCCACCACCCATACAGATATTACATGCAGCCCACCATTGGTTAACTCCTTTGGTGGGTTTCTTTTTGCATGCTTAAGAAAATCCCTAGAAAATGTTTTGGTGTAATGTACATATAGTCGGCGGGGGGGTACACCCCTTGGTCAATGCCCTAGTGCTGCATAAATGTCACACTCCAGGTAGTTGCAAAAGTATCACACTGTGGCAAATCCATCGCAGTGCTGCATAAATGTCACAGGTACTCTTAAAGATTGTTAGGGCA